GGTTCGGCGTCACGGGTCCCGTACGCCGCCGCAATTCACTTCGGTTTCCACAAGCGGAACATCCGCCCGAACCGATTCCTGTTCCGCGCCATGGCTCGCAAGTCCAGTCAGGTTGCGGCCACGTACGAGCGCCGTATTTACGCCGTCGTCCAACGCTACTTGGAGAGTAACCGTGCCGGTTAAGAAGCCCGTTCCCGCTGCCCCGACTGACATGCCCGACGTCCTTGACCTCAAGGTTGAGACGCTGACCATTGACGAGATTGACGCCATTGAAGAGATCACGGGTCAGCCGCTCGACGCGCTGAACAAGCCTGGGCAGAAGCGCGCTCCGATGCTGAAGGCCATGGCGTACGTGGTCATGAAGCGCAAGCACCCGGACTTCACCATTGAGGACGCTGGGGCGCTGAAGATCAACCTGAAGGGCAAGGCGAAGCCGGACCCTACCGCAGCCAACGCGTGATTGCGTGCGCGCGCCTGATCGCTCACTTCCGTGGGCTGACGTGGTCGGACGTGCGCGCCATGCAACTACAGGACTTCAACGCGTTGGTTGAACAGATGGCTGAAGACATGGACGAAGAGCGCAAGGACATGAAGCGCGCTCAGCGTGGCGGACGTGGTGGGGGCAGTGCCGCCCAGGGGGAACGTCGCACGCCCGTAATGACGTAGGGGGTGCGCTGTGGCTAGACCCATTCAGATCACGATCATGGGTGACGCCGACCAACTGAACGCCACGTTGGACGAAGCGTCAGACAACATCAGTGCCTTCGGGGAGCACGCCGGAGCCCTTGCCGCTGTGGCAGGTGGCGCCATTGCTGCCGGTATCGGGGCGGGGCTGTACGAAGCATTGAGTCAGGGTGCGGACAACGACCTGTTGGCCGCACAGTTGGGCGCGTCTCCCGCTGAGGCGAAGAGCCTGGGGCAGGCGGCAGGCGCCGTGTACGCGGACGGTTACGGCGAATCCGTGGCGGACGCGAACGACGCGCTGAAGAGTCTGTGGCAACAGGGGCTTGTGCCGGCCGGAGCCACAGCCGACGAAATGTCGAACATTTCGAAACAGGCTATGGACGTCGCGTCGGTCCTGGGTGACGAAGTCGGTCCTACGGCGAACGCTGTGGGGCAGATGCTCAAGACCGGCATGGCGAAGAACGCCCAAGAGGCTTTCGACATTCTGACCCGTGGCGCCCAGACCGGCGGCAACAAAGCCGAAGACCTGTTGGACACGTTCAACGAATACTCAACTTCGTTCCGCACCATGGGGCTTGACGGCAAGACCGCAATGGGTCTGATCACCCAGGGTCTTCAGGGTGGCGCCCGTGACGCCGATCAGGTGTCGGACGCTATCAAGGAATTCAGCCTTGTCGCGTCCCAGGGTGGCGCGGCCACTGAAGCCGTGTTCAAGTCCATTGGGCTGAACGGTAAGCAGATCACGGCTGACGTTGCTGCGGGTGGCGACAAGGCCAAGGGTGCCATGGACAAGGTGCTTGACGCGCTGCGGCAAATGCCCGCGTCTGCTGACAGGGCAAGTGCAGTCAAGAGCCTGTTTGGTGGACCGGGTGAAGACCTGGGCGCCGCACTCTTCTCCCTGAACGTCGACAAGGCAGCGGACTCGTTGGGCAAGGTGGACGGCGCGGCGAAGAAAGCCGGCGACACCATGCACGACAACGCCGCGAACAAGGTGAAAGCCTTCACGCGGTCGCTTCAACAGGGCGTGGTGGACTTCCTTGGAACGTCTGTCGTTCCCGCTGTGGAGGCTCTTGCGAGCAAGCTGAGTGGTGTCGGTACTGCCATCACGACGACGGCAGGGTTCATCTCTCAGCACAGTACGACGTTCGGCATTATCGCCGGAGTGATCACGACACTGATTCTGCCCGCGCTCATTCAGTGGGGCATTCAGCAAGCGATCACAGCCGGCCAAGTCGTCTTGGGGTGGATCACGACGGCGACAGCTTCAGTGACGTCAGCGGCAACTCAGGTGGCGGCTTCGTGGTCGACCATTGCGGGATGGATCGCGGCGGCAGCACGAGCCGTGATATCCGGCGCCGTCATTGTGGGCACGTGGATTCTCATGGGCGTTCAGTCCATGATTCAGGCTGCGCGTATGGCTGCGGCGTGGCTTATCGCCATGGGTCCGATCGGGCTTCTGATCGCTGCCATCATCGGGCTTGTCGTGTTGATCGTGGCCAACTGGGACACGATCGTTGCGTACACGAAGAAAGTCTTCCAGTGGATTTGGGATTGGGTCAAGAAGATCTTCGGGTGGCTGAAGGACTTGTTCCTGAACTTCACCGGACCGGGTCTCTTGATCAAGCATTGGGACAAGATTTGGGGCGCCACGAAGTCCACGTTCAACAACGTGAAGAACTTCGCGAAGGACGCGCTGAACGCTGTGGTTCAGTTCGTCACCGGTCTGCCTGGGCGCATCCTTTCGGCGGGTTCCAAGTTGCTCAGCGCCGGCAAGTCCATCGGTGGCTACGTCATTGACGGGATCAAGAACGGGCTTTCCAAGCTGGGCGGCTTCGCGTCGTCGCTTGCGTCCGCTGTCGGGCGTGCCGCGAAGGGTGCGATCAACGGCGTGATTGACCTGTTGAACTGGGCCATCCCGAACAAGCTGGGTTGGGGCAAGCTGAGCATTGACCTTCCCGACAACCCGATTCCGAAGATTCGCGCCATGGGTGGACCGGCTTCCGGTCTGACTCGCGTCGGTGAGCGCGGACCTGAGTGGGTGAACCTGCCGACGGGTTCCACGGTGCTGCCCAACCATGCCCAGGTTGGCAACGGCGGAGTCACGGTCAACGTCCAGACGAACGCCGATCCGTGGCTGATCGGTCGCGAAGTGGCCTGGGCGCTCCGCACCAACCCGGCGTGAACCCACTCACCGTGAGTAGGTTCGTCAGCCCCTCAGTGACACGCACTGGGGGGCTTCTTCATGGACGGAAGGAGTCCCCCAGTGGCAGCGCTGAACGATTGGACGTGTGAGTACCGGGGGCTTGTGATGGGGGAACCGGACTCCGCCATATCCATTGTCGGCGTGGACGGGCTTCTGTCGCTGCCGGACGTGCGCTCTTCGGACCTAACCCTTGTCCAGCGCAATGGGCTGTGGGCAGGCACGGACTACCTGAACGGGCGCACGGTCACGATGACGCTTGAGGTCTACGGGCAGAACCGTGACGACTTCACGGGGGCGCTGAACGACCTTCAGGCGGCACTCATGCCGGGTTACGACGAGTCGCCGTTTCGGTTCCGGTTCCCGGGCGCAGCGGCAGACCAGACGGCTTACGTCATGGCTCGTGTCCGGAAGCGGTCCGCGCCCCTTGATCTGAACTTCGCGTACCTGACTTGCAACATGGCCGTTGAGTTGTTCTCGACGTCGCCGTACATCAACGGGGACGCTCCGCGCACGGTGCTCGTGAAGAGCCTGAAGCGCAGCGTTTCACCGACGGGCTTCGTTCCGCCGGCTGTGGTCCCGTGGCAGATCAGGTCTCAGGGCAGTCCGGAGGAAGACCCGGTATCGCGCTTCACCCAGTACGGCAGTGTTCCGGCGCTGCCCACGATTGCCGTTACGAACGCCGCGTACCCGACCCTGATTGATGACGTCACGGGTCTGTGGTTCTCAGTGAATTACGACGGCGACTTGTTCATTGACTCTGCCGCACAGACGGTTACGGATTCCCAGGGCGCGGACGTGAGCGGGCTTATCGCTGTCGGCTCCACGTGGCCTGAGTTCGGACCGGGTGAGCACCGGTTGAGGCTCCGCAGTAGAGACGAGTACACAGCGGCTACGGCTTCTGTGACGTGGTCGGATAGGTGGGTTTGATGAGTTCCCTTGCATGGTTCCAAGACGGCGTTGGGTACGGCTCCACGGAGCTTGCCACGTGGCATGACCTGATGATTCCGCGCGGCTCGTTCAAGCACGTCTTCAAGAGCACGTCGGAGTTCCTTGCCAGTTCCAATCAGGGCGCGCGGACCGTGGCCATTGGCGCCGGCTCAGTGCTGATTGGCGGGACGTCCAGCGGCGGCACGTGGGCTTGGAACAGTGGCGCCACGGTCAACGTTCCGACGGCTTCCAACAACGACCCGCGCAAGGACTTGATCATTGCGCGTCTGACCACTACCGCCGTTGAGGGTTCGAACGGGCTGAGCATTGAGGTTGTTCAGGGAGTCGCCGCCCCTTCGCCGGTTGTGCCTGCCCGACCCGCCAACTCTGTTGCGCTTGCCATTCTGGACGTGCCGAAGGCCACGACGACCTTCACGCTTACGACTTGCCGCACGACGGGTCAGTACGCGGATCAGGCTGCGTACACGAACGGACACTTTGCCCTTGACTGGGCGGGTCAGCTTCCCGTGGCGTCCGGCTTCCCGGTCGGAACCACGCTGTACGACGTGGGCACCAATCAGCGCTGGATTCGGAAGAGTGACGGGACGTGGTTCACTCAGGACTTCGCTCCCTGGGTGGCTGTGACCCTTCAAAACTTCCAGAACGGCGCGACCAACATCACGACGTCCGGGACGCTGTACGTGCGCGAGTCGTCTTCGTACTGGGAGTTCTCGGGTCGTCTCGACTTCAGCCCCGCGTGGACTCCGGCGGGTCTGATCGGTTCTGTCGGCTCCGTGCCTGCCTCTATCAGCCGGCCAACTCAGCACACGTACACGACCGTTGGTGAGTCGTACGCCGTCAGCTCCAAGAACGGTGGCACGGCTCGACTTGCTTACACGACGACCGGCGGGCTTGAACTGGGCGCTGACCCGAACGGCGCTATCTCCGCGCTGTACGTGAACGCTCAGCTTTCCAAGTCGCCGTTCAACGCGTAACCGACTCCCTTCATATAGGTAGGGGGTACGGCTATGCCACAGTACGAAGTTCTACAGGTGGAAGCCCGGACCGGCATCGTTGAGGCGACGTTGCCGGTTACCGGCATTCAGTACGGCGAAAGCCTGAACAAAGCGGGTACGGCCACGGTCGGTATCCCGCTCGACGCTGCCGACCCAGAGACATTGCAGCCTGGGCGCAGCGCACTCGTTGTCACGCGTGATGATGCCCCCGTTTGGGGCGGCATGCTGTGGACGACGAATGCGGACCTTGCTGCGGGAACGCTGACCCTGAACGCGTCCGGGTGGCACTCGTATTACAGCGCGTGCTACCTGGGCGGGTGGGTGCCCATGCAGATTGGCCGGTTGCCCGGCAAGTGGTTGGGTTACAAGGGGAAGAAGGATCAGGCTCTTCTCATCACGGATTGGCTGACGTTCGCCAACGACAACGGCGGTATCGATACCGACGTTTCGCAGATCTACACGCGCGGCGTGATCCGTTCTCGTGAATGGGGCTTCGCGGAGTTCAAGAACATCGCGGAAGCGATCAACGAGCTTGCCGACGAAGACAGCGGGTTTGACTTCCGGTACGACACCTATTGGCGCAGCAAGACGCGCATTGGGAATCGGTTCCGGTACAACTCGCGCTTGCAACAGACCTTCCCCACGCTGACGCACCGTTCCAACGCTGACGTCACTCAGGTTGCGTACGACGGCAGCAAGCTTGCTTCTCGTGCCTGGGCGTTCGGCGCGGACATGGGTACGGGCTTGAAGCCGTTCGCGTCGTCGCTGAACGATCTCGACACGCCTTCGCTGACGAGTGTCGTCACGTACGCGGACCTGAAGTCGACCGGTGACCTGATCCCGAAGGCCGCTGCCCTGGGCGCCGTTGGCCGGCAGGTGATTGCCATTCCGACGCTGACCCTGTACCCGGGCGTGTTCGACCCGGACGCGTTCCTTCCCGGAGCTAAGGGAACGGTCAACGTCGATTCCGGCTATGTCCGCTTGCTTGAACAGTTCGTGATCACAGAACGAAGAGTTGATGTTGACGTTAACGGCACGGAGACGGCTTCGTTGTCTCTCGCCAGTAAGGAAGTGTTCGTAAGTGGCGATCCAAGCTAACGCGCTGCCGCCTTCGCTCGTGTCGGAGCTTCAGGAAATGCAGCGACGCATTACGGCGCTTGAGCGCAAGCCGAAGTTGGGCAGCGTGAATGAGCGGATGCCGTTCGGGTCTTATCAGTCGCCTTCGCTTGAGGGTACTGAGGGTTCGCAGTACACGCACGGTCTTGGGGTCATCAACTCCACGGGGCTGAATCAGCCGATCCTTCTTCTGTCTCTCCCGTACCACCTGCCGCAGAACAGTACGGGGACGGCGCCGCTGGACGTGTCCGTAACCTTCTGGGTTCGCGACATGATCACGGGTGGCAAGACGAAGGAATTCACGTTGGACAAGACGTCGGATTTCCCGTCTCCCAACAACGGCTTCTCTCGTACCGTCACGATCTCGTGGGCGCACCCTCAGCCGATCGGCTTTGACGACGTCAACGAGTGGAAGGGCTTCGCCATTGAGTACCGCGTGAACAAGCGCGTGACGGTTGGCAGCGACTCACTGACGGTCGGCATGGGTAACCCGATGCTCATCACGGGTGTCCCTGAGGGAACGTATTTTGAGGAAGCCGACGACGGCAACCCGCGCATTGACGGCGGGCTTACGCCGACGGACGGGGGGCCGGTCGAATGGCAGTGACCGACGTCGTCAACACGGCCGAGATCGTTGGTGGTGCTGTCGTCTTCCTGATGTTCCTTGGCCGGCAGGTGAAGACCGGTACGCGTGACGGTTGGCGCGATGCTGCGGAGTCTCACCGTGAGCGCGCGGACGCTCTTGAAATGCAGATTGAAACGCTCGTGGGCGAAGTACGCGCGCTGCGAGTCGAGAACGAAAAGCTTCGTGAGGAAGTGGCGGAGCTTCGCACTGAGAACCGTGAGCTTCGCGACCACATTGACCGGCTGATTGGGGGCGACGACGAGTGAAGCTACCTGCCGCAATTCCAACGGTCCGGGTAACCGGCACGTACGTTGGACCGGACGGAAGATCTATGAAGGGGTCGGTGACATTCACCGGCCCTTCGCTTTTGACCTTCCCGGAATCCAACCTGTTCATTGCGGGTCCGGTCGTCGCCACGCTGGACGAGTCGGGACAGATCATCGACGCGGACGGAAACGTTGGCGTCACGCTGCCCGCTACGGACTCCCCCAACATGAACCCGTCCGGTTGGGCGTGGACCGTGAAGGAATCCCTTACGGGTGTCGTCGGTACTCGTACCTACGCCATGTTGCTTCCGGCGGGCACTGACGGCGGAGTCATTGACCTTGCGGACGTTGCGCCGGCTGATCCGCTGACCCCGAACTACGTTCCTGTACCGGGTCCCAGCGCGTACGAAGTGGCTGTGTCTGACGGCTTCGTGGGCACTGAGGCTGAGTGGCTGACGTCCCTTATCGGTCCGGTCGGTTCG